CGAACAACGCTGAGTTAGCCGTGAGATTTGGTCGTAAGGCAAAGTCACTAATTGATACATCAGAATACCAAAAGATATTTAACACAAGACTCAGAGAAGACTCACAAGCTGCAGGTAAATGGGAAACAGAACAAGGTGGTGAATATTATGCAGCGGGTGTTGGCGGAAGTATCACGGGCCGTGGTGCAGACTTATTGATTATTGACGATCCACACTCGGAGCAAGACGCGCTGAACCCAGCATCATTTGATCGTGTGTATGAATGGTATACCAGTGGACCGCGGCAAAGGTTACAACCAGGGGGTAGAATTATAGTCGTGATGACTAGATGGAATGTAGCGGACCTAACAGGAAAGTTAATAAGAGCACAAAAAGAACCAAAGGCAGACCAGTGGGAGGTAATCGAGTTTCCGGCAATCTTACCATCGGGAAGTCCAGTTTGGCCAGGCTACTGGAAAATTGAAGAATTAGAAGCGGTAAAAGCATCCGTAAGTATAACAAAATGGAATGCACAGTACCAGCAAAACCCGACCGCAGAGGAAGGATCTATTATCAAACGAGAGTGGTGGAAGACGTGGGACAAAGACGAACTGCCTCCTTTGATGCATGTCATACAATCATACGATACAGCATTCTTGAAAAAAGAAACAGCTGACTACAGCGCCATAACTACGTGGGGTGTTTTTGAACACCAGGATTTAGGTCCACAGCTTATACTTGTCGATATGATAAAAGATAGGTACGAGTTCCCCGAACTACGACGCGTTGCCAAAGAACAGTACGATTACTGGAAACCCGAAACGGTGATCGTGGAAGCAAAAGCGTCAGGATTGCCATTAACCTATGAAATGCGCAAATTAGGTATACCAGTTATTAACTTTACACCTAGTAAGGGAAATGATAAACATACTAGAGTAAACTCTGTTGCACCACTTTTCGAAGCAGGGCAGATCTGGGCACCAGATACAAAGTTTGCTGAAGAGGTTATAGAGGAATGCGCTGCATTCCCACTAGGTGAACACGATGACTTAGTGGACAGCATGACTCAAGCCGTAATGAGATTTAGACAAGGTGGTTTTATTGAACACCCAGATGACTATGAGGACGAAGAACTACCGCAGCATCGGAGGACGTATTATTAATGGGAGCTAAAACAGCAATAGAATTGTTAAAAGCGCTCGCTACAAAAGTTGGTGGCAAAGAAGTCAAAAATGTTTTTAGACAAAACTTAGACGAAGCATTTGGTAAAGACGAAGTCAGAGAAGGTATTCGTATCATTACAGACAGAGAAAAAAGTCCACAGCTGAGCAAAATGTTTTTTAGAGAGAATGAAAGTTTAGAAGACGATCTCGTTAATTTGTTAGAGACACGTTATACAGGTAGTGAAAGATTACAGTACCATCCTTTTAGTTTCAATAGACGTGGACCGGGGGCCGCGGATCGATACAAGAAAATAAATGACAGCGGCATGCGGTTAACTGATCTACCAGGTGGACCAGCTGATAAAAGTTTATACGCAAAGCATTTTGGTGAAATGAGCGGGACAGAATTTAGTGGTAAACCAGTTTACAAAAACAAAAGACCTACAATACTTGATGAAGCTGACGATGATCTACCTTTTGGTAAATCAGGTGAAGCTGAAGAGTTTATCAAAACTCTAGATGAAGACTATCTACCTTTTGGTAACTCAGGAGAGGCTAGCCGTTTCGCCGGTCGAAGTGCATCTGTACAAAAAAAGATGGACGCAATGCTAGATCCAAAACTAGCAGACGATAGTTTATATAAAACTTCTATAGCTGATATGCCTCTAATTAATAGACTGATGAAAGAAACTGGAAAGTCCGAAACAGAAATCAGAGAAGCTATTGTTGACATGGCAAACGAAGGATACGAGTCTGGCAGTGCTAAACTTATGAAGATGAATGACGATGATATGATGAGAGCATATGTCAGCAACAGACAAGTAGTGCCTAGAGAGGCAGAAATGTTTGTAGACGACATGATGGAAAGATTAGGTTTTGGTCCTACTGCTCAAACCGGCGATGATATAGTCAGAAATATGCAAGCAATGGAACGTGAGATAAGAGCTCTAAAAGAAATTACAGAAGCAGAACAACAAGAAGTAGGTCAAGCCGTGGACGCTTTTAGAAGATTACTAGAAGACGGAGAAGAACCAAGTGAAGCATTAAAATTTTTAAAGGACGCAACTAAAAGAACTAAACAAGCAGATGGTGGTCGTGTTGATATGGCGCTAGGCGGAGCGGCTACAGGTATTATGCAGGCAATCAAACTTGCAGCAAAAGGTATTAAACCATTTGGACAAAAACAAACTTACAAACAAAATGTTAAAAGCATGGGTTTGTCTGATGAACAGTTTGACAAAGTATTTAAAAAACAAATTGACGGAGTTCCTGACGAAGTTTCTGATGAAGCAACCGGCAGAGGCTTATATCAAAGTTTATTAGAAGCAGAGGCTATAATAACAGGTCAGAAACTTGGATTACTTACACAAGCGCAAAGAACAAAAATTGCAAAAGCTATGAGAGACAAAGTTTCTAAACAAATTTATGACAATCCTGTTTCTGGTTTAAACAATGATTATCTAGAATACATGGATGATGCTATTGATAGAATGGATGCCATACTTGAGATAGAAAAATTAGGCGGGGACCTAACACCAAAACCAATTTATGATGGCAGAGAAATAATTGCAGCTGGAATAGATTTTAGTCAATTAGATAAATTAGGGAAAAAAACAAATAACGTCATTCCATTTAAACCAAGAGAGAAAAAATATTCTGGTGGTTTAGCGGGCATTAGAGCTTTGTTAAAAAAGATGGGCATGGATGCGCCTGATAAAATTGCAGACAAAAGACAAATAAAAAATGTAATCAGAGACCCAAAAACAGATCTAGAAAGAAGATATGTCGAAAGTTCTGACGGCACACCACCGACACCAAAAGATCAACCTACTATTGACGAAATAAGACAGATGATTATAGACGATCCAAGATACGATGGTCTTACTAAGAAACAAATGGACGAGGTTGTAGTTAGAGAGACTACTCGTGTAGACTTTGCATATAACATGGGTGTTAGTCCAGACGAAGTAGGAGACGATATAGTAGACATGTTATTGGCTGAAGGATATGATAAGCGCTTCATGTTCAACGAGGGAGGAATGGCGGATACAAGCGGTCTAGGAAATTTATTCGGAATAAGGAGTTAATATGGCTATAGACAAAAACATACCTGATCAAGGAATTGATGAAGCTAAACTAGAAAAAGAAGTGTTTAGCGAAGAGGTAGAATTAGAGGCACAAGAACCAGAAGAAGCACCAAACGTACAAATGTTTGAGGATGGTGGCGCTGTGGTTAATTTCGGTACTCCACAACAACCACAAGTACAGCAAGGTCATGGAGCTAATTTAGCAGAAGACTTAGATGATGATGTCCTTAATGATATTTCTGATGATGTCATGAAAAACTTTGAAGATTGCCGATCATCTAGAAGTGAGTGGGAACAAACTTATATTAATGGTTTAGATTTATTAGGATTTAAGTATGAAGATAGGACAGAGCCTTTCCAAGGCAGTAGTGGTGCAACCCATCCTGTTCTTGCAGAAGCTGTAACTCAGTTTCAATCTTTGGCTTATAAAGAATTGATGCCCGCAGGAGGTCCAGTTAGAACACAAATTATAGGTCTAGAAACACCCGACAAATCAAAACAAGCTCAGCGTGTAAAAGAATTTATGAATTATCAGCTTATGATAAACATGAAAGAGTACGAACCTGAGTTTGATCAGATGCTTTTCAACCTGCCTTTGTCAGGATCGACGTTTAAAAAAGTTTATTACGATGCAATTCTTGGCCGTTGTGTGTCAAAATTTGTTCCAGCGGAAGATTTATACGTTCCATACACTTCTACATCGCTAGAAGACACGGAATGTATCATTCATAAGGTTAAAATGACGAAAAATGACCTAATTCAGAGTCAATTAGGTGGTTTATACCGAGATATTGACCTTGATGGTGATGAAAACTACGAAAATGACCAAGTTGGAGAGAAAAAAGACGAATTATCGGGTGTTGAACCTAAAAATGACGACGTTTATACCATCCTAGAGGCCCATATTCATTTAGAAATAGAGGGTATGGAGGACATTGATCCTAAAACTGAAGAGCCTACAGGAGTAAAGTTTCCTTACATCGTAACCTTGGACGAAGGTTCAGGAAAAATCCTAAGCATAACTAGAAACTGGGAAGAACAAGACCAGTTAAAGAGACGCAAAGGATATTTCGTTCACTTTAAGTTTCTACCAGGACTCGGTTTCTATGGGTTCGGCTTAATTCACATGATCGGCGGTCTGTCACGAACTGCAACTGCAGCACTAAGACAGTTACTAGACGCCGGCACCTTGTCAAATTTACCAGCCGGATTCAAGATGCGAGGCATCCGCGTCAGAGACGAAGCTCAACCGTTGCAGCCGGGTGAGTTCCGTGACGTAGATGCACCTGGTGGGAGGTTAGATGATGCATTTAAGATTTTACCTTTTAAGGGCCCAGACAACACATTACTACAACTTATGGGTGTAGTTGTTTCTGCTGGTCAACGGTTCGCGAGTATTGCTGACCTACAAGTAGGTGACGGCAATCAATCAGCTGCTGTTGGTACTACAGTTGCGCTCTTGGAGCGTGGATCGCGGGTTATGTCAGCGATACATAAAAGAATTTATTCAGCAATGAAAAATGAGTTTGTGTTGCTAGAAAAAGTTTTTGTAACTTCTTTACCTCCTTTTTATCCTTACGATGTAGTTGGTGGGCAAAACCAAATATACCAAACTGACTTTGATGGAAGAGTAGATATTATACCTGTAGCCGATCCAAACATATTTTCACAAACTCAACGTATTGCTATTGCACAAAGTGAATTACAAATTGCAATGTCAAATCCGCAGTTACACAATGTTTATCATGCATATAGACATTTGTATGAAGCACTTGGTGTGAAAGATATTGATCAAATTTTACCTCCACCACCAAAACCACAAGCTATGGATCCAGCAACAGAAAACGTGTTAGCACTAAATGGTAAAAAGATACAGGCGTTTCCAAAACAAGATCACCAAGCTCACATGAAAGCACACTTATTATTTATGGGTACAACTATTTGTAGAAATAACCCACAAGCTTTAGGTATCTTGCAACAGAATTGTACGGAGCATATTAACCTGATGGCAGGAGAACAAGTTGAAATAGAATTTGCAGAAGAGATACAACAGATGCAACAAGCAGCTCAACAGATGCAGCCTATCATACAACAAATGCAACAGAACCCACAAATGCAGCCTCCACCACAACTACAGCAACTACAACAAATGGAAGCTAATCTAAAAATACAAATGGAGAGTCGTAAAGCTAATTTGATAGCAGAGTTTATGGAAGATTATGCAAAAGCAGAAAAAGAAACTTTAAATCAAATTGATGGTGACCCATTATTGAAACTAAAAGACAGGGAATTAGACATCAAAGCTAGTACAGAGCAAGCTCGTAGAGAAGAAACAGAAGAAAAAATGAATATTGAAAGAGCTAAAATGCTACAAGCTAAAAATGTTGCAGAAGATAAGTTGGAACAAAACGACGAACATGCTAAGCTAAGAGCAGCTGTGTCATTAGCAAAAGATGGAGTAAAACAAATGAAAGCTGAGTTTAGCGAATGAGTATAATGGACGTATTTGGCAGAGGAGCAATGCCTCAGTTTGATATGAGAGGAGCAGGAGCCTCTACGCCTTTTAGAGACCTAGGAACAGAAGCTTTACGGACACAAGCAGCTGGGGAAGAGCTTAGAGCTCTACAAGAAGAAAAATTTAGCTCTGATATGGGTAAAGTTTCAGACGGATTAGATTATCTTAAAGAATTAATGTCTCCAGAAGATCAAGAAGAAGAATTACTAGAAGACTTACCATTAGAGGCTATTATTCCTATGATGGGACCATCAGGAGATGATGAAGCTACAGGTAAGTTTGAAAGTGGTCAAACAATGGGGGAAGAGTTCAAACAAGCTGTAACTGAAGCAGCAAACTTAAATGAAGATGGACAAGCACTTGTGCAAAGTGTAATGGATGCAGGCGAAGACACCATTGATTATTTTAAAGATAAAGGAGATATGTTTTATGGTCCGTTAGCTCCTTTTATGCCGAAGTTAAGAGACTATTATGACACAGCAGGAGCATATATAGAGGATGCAGCGAAAGCGGGTAGTAATCTTTTTTTAGACAAACTTATTAACCCTTATGTAAATGATCCTTACGAATTATTTGAATACGACAACACAGAAACAGGGAAACCTATATTCTTCCCAAGCAGCGGTCTTCCAGGTGCTCCTAAAAAAGCTGATGGTGGCCGCATAGGTTTTGAAGAAGGTGGAGGTTTGTTTGAAAGAACTAGCCAAATTCCTGAAATGTTTACTACCGATGAACTTCCTAGCGATCCTTTATCTCAAATTGTAAAAATGGGAATGGCGGTAAGAGCTCCATTATTAGATGTTGTTGAGATGTTGGGCCTAGGAGCTAAAGAATCAGCAAGAATAGTTTCAGACTTAGTTAAACAAGGTTATGACGTTACAGAGCCAATTCGAGATGTTGCAAGTGATGCAATAGCGGACACAGCAGAATTCATACAAGAAGATGCACGTGACATGGGTAGATTTATGAGCCCTACATATTATGCAGATCGTTTTATAGTTCCTGCATTAAGAGGAGAGGAAGCAAGAACAGATACTGAAACAAGATTACGTAAAGATTTAAGTAATCGTGGAAGATCAAGTGCTACTCAAGAAAGAACTGAAATGTTGAAAAAAAAGCTATTCGAAGAAACATTTGGTAAAGATACTCAAGGCAGAAGTGCTCTTGCTAGACCTGTAGAAATTGATTTAGGTGACGGAATAAGTGTTGATTATGCTGATGGTGGTCGTGTAGGACTAAACACAGGCGGAATGCCTTTTGGTTACACACCTTTTATGAATATGCAACAAGGCATTGATTATTACTCTCAGTTTGCAAATCCTACTTTTGGCAATGCAGCGGTGGATCAGTCACAGCAACAAGACCAGTCTAGCGTAGCAGACGATGTTTTAGGTCAAGAAGAAAATTTAGGAACTTTAGATAACAGCATGATAGATCCAAGAGGAGGCAGAGGTCCCGAAGATAGGATGGAAGGTTTTAGACCGTCAGACAACCCGCTCAGTTTTGAAAATCCTGCTAACAAAACAACCATGAAATTTGTAGATGGAAAGTTAGTTTATGATCAAATAAATCCTTACATCGATCAAGATTTATTAGGCATATACCCTGGAATGGAAGTCCCTGGACTCCCTAGCCCTCTAAATGCTTTAGCAAAAATTGGATCAGGAATTGTTCAAAACATTGCTCCATTAAATAGATTTGTACGTGATAAAGGATTATTTAGTGAGAAAGTTAGAAGGGATTCTGCTTTAAAAGAAAATGAGAAAAACTTTAAAGAAGGAAAAGTAACTGAACTAGAAAAAGCTCTGAACGAAGCTAAAATTAAAACTGGTTATAGTGGCGCATCTAGAGATAAAGCAACTGCCGCTATGGACAAGGTTCAACAAGAGGCAGCAGATAAAAGAGAACAAGGTAGGAAGGACAGGGTAGCTCAAGCAAGAAGAGAGGCTGCAAGACAAGGTAGAGATACACAACAAGGAAGACGAGACGCTAGAAGAAGTAAATCTAAAGCAGGAAAACTTGGTAAAGGTCAATACGGCGGCAGATAATGGCAGTTGACAAAAAACAAAAGAAAATCAGCAAAGTAATGCGTGAGTTTAAAAATAAAAAATTAAATATTGGCAAATCTAAGAAAAAGGTTAAGAATAGAAAGCAAGCCGTAGCTATCGCGCTTAGCGAAGCAGGTGTAAATAAGAAGAGGAGACGCAAATGATCGAATCAATAAAAGCAAA